CCTCAATAATCTGTGTCCTTGTAGGGTCAAATGAAAAAACTCCTGATGTACTCATACTTTAACCCCTCTTTTCCTTGCTTCTTCAACACCTTGCTTTGCGTCCATACCAGCAACGTCTTTAACTATATTTGTCAATGTCATTATCCTTTTAACTGCACCAACCCCACCAAGCCCTGTAAGACCTAGCAAGCCTAGTAATACGTTCATCATTTGACTGCCACCTGTTGGTTGGGTAAACTCAACACTCTCTCTAGCCCACTCAGCAGTCTTTTGTGCGTGTTTTTGAGCAATAACTTGACCAACTTCTTTTTCAGTTGTTAGTCCTGTGTATATCATCTCTGAGTTTTCACTAACCTTTTCTTTAACGTCCATAAACTGGTTTTGTATTTCGTTTAAATTACGCTTGTAATCACCCTCTAAAACAGGCGCAAGTGAGCAACCTGAGCAAAGTATCATAAAGACCAACAGACGCATCATTTAGCCCTGTTTCCAAGTCAAATACGCTGAAACTATCGCTACAATCAAGAGTATAAAATTTTGCATCCTGTTTTGGTTTTTAATTTTCAGTTCTTCTGCTAACCTAAGTGCAAAGTCTTGTTTAGTGTTATCTGATAATTCGTCCATTGTCCTGTGCAATTCATCGTGCATTGTGATTTTGGCAGCCTGCAAATTGGCTAAGTTATGCCTGTTTTGGGAAATTTCCTCTTTCATTTTGGCAATATCGCCATTGTAAAACCCAAACAGTTGTTCTTTTTCTTTTTGTAATTGTGCTATCTCAGTTGAATGTTTCTGTAATGTGCCAGTAATAGATGACTCCATCGCAGACACTTTGTCATTTAACTTGTCAAGTTTTACCATTATCTGTTGTAGTAATGTTGTTTCTTCGCTCATCTTGCTATATCGTCACACCAACCATTTGCAGGGTCATTATAGTACGCTTGTGCCTCTGCGTGAGTTCTGTGGACACAATCTAATTCGTTAATACATTGATGTGCGTCTCCGTCCCATTTGATAACACACCTGTCTCCTGCTAAGTTTACTCGAACACCTGACTTCTGACGTATCTCATCACGCACACTCTCAAGGTCAGTTAATAAAATATCTGTATATGTTGTAGCCATTATGTACACTCCAATGTAACAGGGTCGCCATATTTAGTAAAGGTCAAGCTCTGAGCATTGTCTGTGCCTGTACCATTTTGCGTCCTTAACACTAAGTTTCCAGCAGTTAAACCTAATGATGTAGGGTCATCGTAAACCCATGCTTCGGGAGTTGTCGCTGCTGCATTATAAAACTCTATGTTTTTAATGCTCCCATTACCAAACGAAGTGCCATTTGGTCTACTACCAATAGCAAAGTCAGTAGTCGATGCCAATACGCTTGAATCACCTTGAGCAACTGTTGGACATTTAGTGCCATTTATCCAAAATGCAGTCTCAGCAGCAGAGCAAATACCTACAAATTTAATCCATGAACCTGTCGCATAGCCACCTGTAATTTGCGATGCCTGCCTTGAGCCTGCTGAACAGTATGCAACCCAGTATAGTATGCCTGTTGCTCCAGTCTCAATTCTAATACCATTGTAGGGACTAAAGTTCACGTTTCCTAAAAAATACGAGAATTGAGCTGTGGTAAACTTGTATTCGCAACATAGAGTCAAATATCCACTCAATTTCAATGCTGCATCACTTGACCTGTATGCGTCATCAATTCCATCGTACTCAGTATAGTAGCAAGTTTCTACTGCTGCTCCTACCTCAACACCATCAATAGGCAAAGCAAAAGTCCTAGCTAATGATACCCCTATTGTCATAGGTTATTGTTCCTGTGTAAAGCTACTGCAACAGAACCTGCTGTCGCACTTTTTGATGCTTTGTATATGCCAGGACTAACAATAGCCTTCGTGTTAGTTGTAGCGTCTAATTGTACACCTGTGTTTGCAAAAGTGCTACCACCATCTTGACTAATCTGTATATCAACTGTCTCGGTTGTAGCCAAACCAGTTGCACTTAATGTAATAGGGCAGTCAGTTAATTTTACCTCAAACGCTGCTGAAGTACCTGAACCTGTCGCTGCTGCTAATAATGTATATGCCATTTTTCTATTCCTTTTAAATATAGGGGCAGAGCATAAACCCTACCCCTAAATTAGTTAATCAGCGTCCGTTGTTAAAGACGGAGTTGTTGCTGTTACATCCCAAGTAGCTGCATAGTCAGTGTCTGTAACACCAGCGTCTGCATCTAACTTTGCGTTAATCCCTGCAATATTAGTTTTCACTTCTGCACAGATTGTTACAAGCTCGTTAAGTAGCTCGTATAATTGCCCCTGGCTAATGCCTGTGTTTGTTACTGTCGCCATCTAATTAAGCCTCAGTAGATTTGAAACCAACTGCGATTAAATGAATTTTAGCAGCGTCAGCAGCATTATCCAAAGTAATGTCGATAGTATCGTCAGCACTGTAATACTTACCAGCACCAGCACCAAGACTATCAGCCAAAGCGTCAGTACCTTCAGTAGTAGCGTTCATACCTGTACTGTTGCCATTAACAGCATCGTCCCAACCATTTGGGTCAGTACCATCGCCAACGTCAAAAGTTAGAGTGCCGCCTTCAGCAGTAACAACGTGAGTATAAACTTTAAGTACAACAGTCCCAGCAGGAATGTTCATTACTTGGATTACGTCAGAAGCAGCAGATGTGTTAAAATCTTTATGGGAGAAGTCGATAGTTTCCTGTCCGACAACCATTAACCCACCTTGATTTTGAATAGCACCTGAGTTATCAGTTTTAGTTGTATTTGTAGCCATTTCTTATATTTCCTTTCTAAATAAATTACGAATCAGAGATTTGAGTACGAGCAAAATTTAACCCTACTACTCCATAGTCCTCGTTGTTAAACTCAGGACGACCAGCAGCAGCAATATAGTTAAAGTCGTGTCCAATTTCAGTTTTGTATTCAAAAACCTCAGTTTCAATCTCTGGTCTTTGTCCCCAACCAAATGCCAAGCCACAAGACCCAATTAAGAATCCTTTAGCGTAAGGCACGTTAGAGCCAGCACCACCATTTGTGAAAATGTCAATGTTTTCGTGTTTGTAAATTGCAAGACCATTCCAAACAAGGTCAGCATCGTTCCAAAGTTGGTTAGATTCACCTCTAACACCTGCTTCACGATAGGATTGTTGGATAGTTGGGTCATTCCAAAGGTCAAAGTAAACGTCTTGGTGTAAAAGAGTCATATAGTCTTTACGTCCACCATTACCGATTTTGCGAATAGCATTTTGTGTTCTATTGCCACCAGTCTCTGCCCAAGTTTTGGCTTGCATTAACTTTTTAGGTGTAATCAAGTCAGTAGCAGTTAAAGTAGCGTTAGAAGTAGCAGACCCACCATAAAAGATTTTGTTGGGGTCAGTTGCTTGTAATGCGTCAAAAATCATTTCGTCAATAGTCTCTGCACCACGATTAGTCAATGCCATTTTTTGAGTAGCAGGCAAATCCCAAGCAGGACGTCTTTCAGAAAGTTTACCTTTGTAACGTATTAAAACGTGTTTTTCTTCTAAGGTAAGGTTAAAAGTATTTTGAGTAGTTTTACCTTCGTGTCCTTCAAGAGCATCACCTTCACCTCTAGGTGCGAAAGTAAATCTGTCAATCAAGTCCATTGAAAGTCTATCACCACTTTTACCAAATTTCTCAGTTTTGATTTTGATTGGTCCGTCTTGCTCTGATTGTCCAAAACGACTCATCCAAAATGATTCTTTGTAAGATGTTTTAAAAAGCATCTCATCATAAATTTTCTTTGCACTGGTATCGCCAGTAGCTATGGTTGTTACAGCCATTGTATTAGTCTCCTATGTAAAATCCTATTAAAATTATTGTTCTAACTGTTGTTTGTATAACCTCTCTAACTGGTCTAAAGACATACTCTCTATTTGACTTGAAGTTAGTGCATCACCAACTTTGCCATTAGTTGAACCATGACTCCCACCAGAAATAGTAGGTTTACTGCGACCGAGTTTATTGATTTTATTTATCAACTCACCCTTCCCATTTGCAGAATTTGATAGTTTCCCTTTCAAAGCGTTTAACTCACGTTTTAACTCAGCAGTACGACCAGCAAACATTAAAGTTAGTGGGTCTACAACATAAGGGTTAGCTTTAAAATTATTAACGTAAACATCACGCTCAGGCTCATCCTTCAAAAGAGTGTTCAACTCGTCTGACATATCTGTAATCATGTCTCCAAAGTTCGGGATAACTGCCTCAACGTAATCTTTTGTCTCTTGCAACTTTAAAGCCTCTTGCTGTTGTTGTAAAGCCTTGTTAGATTCACGTTCATTTAACTTCTTTTCAAAGTATCTATCAGGGTCAACATAGGGGTCGATGTCATCAACCTCTTGTTGGTTCTGCTGTAAAGATTCCTTCTGCTTGCGTAATAAACCCAACTCAGTCTGAGAACGAGCTACAAGTTTTTGTAATCCGTCCATCTCTTTCCTCATCGCTTTTATTATATCGGCTTGGGACTCCTCGCTGGTAGTAGCATCGTTAGAATCAACATTTTCATCGGGATTCTCTGAGTTTTCGATTGTTTCAGCATCTTCAGCACTCGCATCAACTTTAGGCTCGTCAGACGTTTCTCCTTCTGTTAATTGGTCGTGCATCTGTTGTAACTCCTCAACAGTCAAATCCTCTAAAGGTTTTTCCACCTTTACTTCTGTTTGTTCTACCTCTTGTACTGCCATAATGTTATTCTCCTTTCGAGCCTTCTGTTATAAAACAGGCTTTCTCTATAAAAAATATTGGTAATCTCATTGGACTACCCCCTCTACTAAATTGCCTTGTAATTCTCTAGCTTCGTTCAGGTCTTTGTACGAATAGATGCCCTTCTTAGCCAAACTTTCCTTCACTGAATCTGGGAGTGAGGCATAGTTTTGACTGTCGTTAGTGTCATTGTTTTTCTGAGATGCTGCCAACTGTGCTTGGTCCATTTCATCTAAGATTGCTTTTTTATTTGGGAATGGGCTAGTCTTAATCCAGTGTCTTAGTATCGTTGGGTCACCACCTACTGTCTGCATAATCTCTTGGTAAGACATAAAAGCCAACTCACGCATTGTATCTGTCTGTACTGCCTCGCTCATAACTAAGTCTAGGTCTAACAACTTCTTATTAAGCAACATATTGGCAATATCTTCCCTTGTTACGTTAATAATGTTGTCTGGGTTCTCCATTTCGTTTAACTCCTCTGGTGATACTGAGCCTAAAATACGCTCAATACGCTCAGGAGTGTAAAAGTCTTGTATGTAAGCAATAATCAGTTTAGCCATACGCTTGTTTGCGTGGTAACTGTTTTCAAATAAGAAGTCGTTACCTACTAAACTCTGACGTTTAATCATCATGTGCATTTTAGTTGATAAGTCCCCACTGAACTCTGACGCTCTAGGTGGTATGCCCATAATTGCGTCTAAGTCTTGTTTAGCAACATTCTTTAAATTAACTAACTCTGATGGGAACTGTGCGCCCTCAGCTTTTAGAGGGGGTCTTGCTACGTCCTTAACCTTTTGTACAAAACCACTGCTTGAGCTTACCTTCCTAAAAGCCTCGACATCACTAGGTCTGTCAAATGTCTCCCCATCAACAAACCACCCTTTACCATTCATTGTATTAGTTATGTCAACTGTCTGTGAAGTCAGTTTATTAACTGTCCTTTGTGGGTCTTTTACTGGTTCAACCTTGCCATAAAAGGTATTTTTGTACTTTTTAGCGTAAGTTGTAATTAAATGAAAGCAGTTACCATTCTCAGGTAAGTCAAGTACCTCGTCCTCTAAAACCAAGCCACCTGCAAAGACTGTTTTACGCATATCAAACACAATCTTGCTAATTGAGGTTACTCCAGGTATTCTTTTAAGCAAGGCAACGTCTTTTTCTCTTAAATCAGTGCCTTCATCAACAAAATTGTCCTCAGCAAAAATTAAACCCTCGACACGTCTGTAAACCTTTTGCCAAATCTCAAATAATTTAAACTCTTTGCGTTGCACGTCAACAATACGCTCTCCACCTACATTTAACTCAAGCATATTTTGTTCTAACCTATATGCCATACCCTTAACATTGTGGTGTACGTTGTCTAAGTCGTCTGTTAAGTCCCCCTCAAAGGTTTTAAACGCTAAGTCTAACTGCTTTGCCTTTTTTGGGTATAATTGTTTTAGTTTACCATACGAAAAGTTGTCAAATTTAATTAAATACTCCAAGTCCTCTTGGTCTATACGTTCGTGTGGTCCAAACCTAACCTTGTCCCAACAAAACCAACGTATTTTAATGTCACCCTCTATGTTGTCGTTAAAATCAACATAAACGTCCTTACAACCACGTCCTGTAATGGTAGTATCCTTAAATACAACACTCTCCTCTGCGTGGAAGTTGTTTTGGTTAATAACTGACTTGTAAAGCATATTGGCTATGTCAGCCACTTGCTCATCACTTTTTTCAACAGGTTTAAATACGACCTCTGTTTTGTTTTGGTCGTGTGTGCCTAGTAACACATCTACTCTAGGTTCAATCTCATTTATGGTAATTGCGGACCTGCGTTGACTATTCAGTATGGCTTTTTGTTGTGAATCCCATTGGTTGCCATTGTAAAACTCATAACTCTCTTTACCTGCATTGACTGAAGCCCTTTCATTCTCCTCAGCCTCTTTAATCAGAGCAATACACTCCTCAATACGTTGCTCATCGTTAGTCTTGTCCTTTTTAGGTGCTTGACGTTGTAATTCTTCTATCGTGTGCGTATGGGGATTCTCACCAGCAGATTCAACATACCACTGACCCTCTTGTGCAATACTTCCATCATCGTTTAGTCTCGGTTCTGAGCGTGTTAAAACGTGTTGGTGGTTATCCCGCCCTTCAACTGACGTTAGTCCAATACCAGTCTCAAGGTTTAAGTAACCTCCATGCTGGTGTTTGTTTTCTTTTGAAAGTAAGACTAACATAACATAAAATTATGCAGTTTGTAAAGACTTTTTTAGCTTGCAAGACACTTTTATTTTATACTATGGTCATTTATCACCCTAAATGTCTAATAATGTCAGAGATTAAATTACATACCCCAGAACAAGTGGCAAAAATGCTTGGTATTTCACCTAATACGCTAAAGTATTGGAGAGTAGCAGGTGTTAAAAAAGGTCCACCCTTTATAAGGCTTAATGGCAACGTGGGTGCAGTCCGTTACCCTGATGATATGCTAAGACGCTGGGTTGCTAACCACGACTAATTACTGCAACAACCAGTTATTGTCCCCAATTTGCACGCTCAGAGGGTCTGTAACCATATGTCGCTCTCTCCTCCACCTGTCACCAGCCTCAAAGTCCCTGCTATTAACCTCGTCCACGCAACAGGTCAGCATTAAAGCGTCTGCGTAGTCACACGACCTACCTATTTTCTTTTTAATAGTAACCTTGTCGTCCACTATAATTTTACCATTAGTCTCTTTAAACTGCAAGCACTTCAACTCCTCTAATAAAAAGGGGTTAGCAGGTATTTCAAGCTCATTAGCCATAAACCTCTCCCTTAATTTGTACCATAATTGGTTGCGTAGGTTCTTAAACCTGTGTGCGTCACTCCCTCTAGCACTTGTACTCATGTCTAACATCTGCACCTGTACTGTATCCCTGTAACGTCTGTCTAATAACTGGGCAAAACTCTTACCTATAGCAGTAGCGTCAGGGCATAAACGCTCTATTTCCTCATAAGCATAGTCAGTTTTTAGTATTTTGTCAATATTGTCTATTTGGTCTATGTCGTCTAGTCCGTCAATAGCGTGGAAACCAAGCACTTTGCCCCCTTTCCTAACGCACATAATAGTCCTGTCGCTCCCTGTGCTTGCATAGTCTATGCCTATAACCAATTTGTCAGTTTTATGGGGTACTATCTCAATATTCGTGTAAGCCTCATACACTTTCTGGTAAGGTATTAACGCATCGTCACCCCCTCTAGGTGGCAAACCATTGACGTTGACCCTAAAATTGTCACTGTCCCTGCCATATTTCTCCTCCATACGCAGTATTTGCTCAGCAGTAACATTACTAGACTCCTCAGCGTCCCAGTGCAACGTAACCCATTGGTCTTTGTGCTTGCCATAATGGGTGTCATACGCAAACCCAACAGGTTTATGGGGGTTAAATATCAATAAAGCAAAGTTTACAGGTCCAGTCATCGTATTTTCCAAGTCCCCAAACACTGCATCGTCTATACCTGATGCCTCGTCTAGCACAAACATCATAGTGTCAGCGTGTTGACCACTCAAAGTCTTAGCCATTTGGGTTTTGTCGACATTCCTCTGTGGTGTCCTGTAAAAAGCACTCCAATACGCTCCGTCTTTCTCAGTAGACCCAGGTGCAGCAACCCCTTTCATATAAATCTTACTACCCTCAACTGCTATGTAGTCCTTCATTAAAAACATAGGCTCACCCTTTTGGTTACGTCTACCATGCCACACTGCAATCTCACTCCATAAAACCTGCCTTAACTGGTCTTGTGTAGGTGCTGTACACATAATCTTAGGTCCGTCCCAACAACATAACATCCACAATATAGCCCAACTAGCAAAGGCATCCTTCCCAGTACCCTTCCCAGACATAATACTAATACCACTTTTCTTAGCCCACTCGTACTCTTGGTCAGTAGGCTTACGCTTTAATAACCCCCTCTTGTATGAACTAACAACGTGTTTGCACCGAGCTAACTCACTCAACGATGCTAAACCCTGCCTCTGTTGGTTAGACAAGGTAAACCCATTACTAGGGTTAATACCTAAACACTCCTCTGCAAACTTAACTGCGTCTAGTCTCCACGACTTTAACAACAATGCTTCTTCGTCTAGTGTCTCAGCCATTTATACGAGCCTTAGCAATTTCAAAATACTTTTCGTCCTTTTCAATACCAATAAAGTTCCTGTTAAGGTTTTTACAAGCTACACCAGTTGTACCACTGCCCATAAAAGGGTCTATTACAGTGTCCCCCTCGTTGCTATGCAATTTGACCAAATGCTCCATAAGTGCCAATGGTTTTTGGGTAGTATGCTCCGTTTTCTCCTTGCCACTTACTAGACCACTCACAAACTTTGGTCGCTCAAACTTCTCGTCTTGTCTATTAAAAGCCCATTTGCCCCCAGTCTTAACTGCCCATACTCCTAACTCGAAGTCTACAATATACCTCCTGTCTCTGTTGCGTGGCATTGGGTTAGCTTTCTCCCACCTAAAGCAGTCCTTTACCTCAAAGCCTAAAGTTTCACAATGCTGAGCCATTACACCTATATTTTTACAAGCGTTAAAGTAAAACAAACCACCACCAGGTTTAACCAGTTTGGCACAAGCATCAATCCAAGTAAATAAATCAAACCCCTTGTCCCACTCCCCAAAGTCAATACCTTTCCTACCCATAGTGCAGAAGTTATTACTCCTAGCGATGTTATACGGAGGGTCTGTAAGCACCAAGTCAACCGACCTAGCAGGCAAGGTAGCCATTAAGTCTAGACAGTCAGCATTGAATAAACGTGTGTACATAACCACAATACTAACCAAGCACAGGTTTTTACAAGGGTCTATTTAGCCTTTTAATGGGGTTTATAGCCACGTTAGCACCAAAGGGGTATAACCAGTAAGGGGGTAGGTATATATGCCAAAAAGGGGTTTATAGTAACTTTATATAAAACCCCGTAATTTGGGCTATGACTTTGTTGTTTTTCAATGGGTTAAGGTTTTTGAAATTATGTGTAAGTTGGGGGTTGGTATATCAATATCAACAAAAATAAAATAAAAGCCCCCCCATACACCCCCTCCCCCCCATCAATACGAACATTTGCGAACAT